AAAGACGGATCATGGGTTCAATCGTGGCCTGCGATTACTAGTAATGTGGTATTCAGTGCTTTTACTCCAGATTGGGTTTTTATTGGTCGCAATGGCACAGATGATGATATCTATTATGCCAATCTAAACACCAATACATGGAGTTACGTGGGCCGCACGGGTTTTACTAGTGCTAACCGTATAAGACAATTAACGCTAGGGTCTACTGGAACCAGTACAGAAATTACCTATAGCACCGTGGTAGGTGGAAAATCCGGAAGCACACCAGAATTCGCAATTTATGCTAATCTGGATACCACTGTGGCCAATACCACAGCCTATCATGATCCAGATCTGCAGAGAACATACACAGTGGGCAGTGGTTATCAAATAACCGATTATACTTTTATCAATACCACTACCTACGCAGATGATTATTTCAGTCTGTTCGATGGGCGGTCAATACATTGGTGTGGCAACAACGGTAATGTTTATTATAGCGATAATTTAAATTACCAGGCAGGCAATTATGGTGATGCAAATGTGTGGCCTGCCAGTTTTAGTTACACGACATACCCGTGTGTAGTTGTTCCTTTAACTTGTCAATCACAAGGGCAGATGTTTTTTGGAAATAGCGGTGCTTTCGTGATCGATAACAGAGCAACTATTGTGAGTAATCTAAGAGTGCATAATCCAGATACCACAACAGCCACAAATGTAGCCAGTAATGCATTTAGTCTAGTGAATCTAGGCGTAAGTTATAATTTTAAAGATTGCGCAGAAGATCAAACAGGTGCAAGCACATGGATAGTAGGAGATAATGGTGCAATTATGTACGTGGCATTCAATTACGGTGGCCTAGGCTTTGGCAATGTTTGGATTCAAGCCACTGATTATACCGGCAGTCTTGGTAGCAACAATTTAACACACGTGATGACTTTTACATCTGCTGCTTATGATAGTAGTCCTAGAATTATTGTAGTAGGTGAAAATGGTTATGCCATGAAAGCCAACCGCGGATTAGAAATTAGTAATATAAGCACAGGCACTAGTAACACACTACGAGCAGTGGGTAGTCGAACTCCCGGATCGCCCGATTGGCCTGCAGCGCCTACCGCAGATACAGAAATTATTATAGCCGGCGATGGTGGCTACATTTTGCGTAGCACAAATGGTAGCAATACATGGAGCACATATGGTAGCCCTTATAATGTCAGTTGGCGTGCAGTGTATCCTTATCTAGATCCAGGTACAGGGCTAGACCAAAGATATTAATTTACTAAATACATGTATGCCCAATGCCTCAGTGTTGGGTTTAAACCCCACAGGAGTTGTCACATGGCAGGTATTTTAGATTTCCAACAATACGTTGGAGGGCCAGACCAAGTCAAAGCAGAACAGGTCTTCCCCAGCAACCAAAGAACATTACTTTATAATTTCGGCACCAACATTGCAGGTTGGACATTCAACGCCGATTATCAAACAATCGTGGTAGATCAAGTGGCATTTAATCGATCTACTGGTAAACCAAATTTCAGTGAGAGTCAAGTGATTGGCTCTTTCCCCAAAGCAGAAGTCACAGGTAATGTAGCGCCCAATGTGGCCAATACTACAACTGGTAATGTGTATGTTACGTTACCAGCCAATATGTATACAGGACCAATTATCCCTGATGCACGTGCCAATGTGCCTATTACTGTTTTCAGTCTAACCTGGACCGATAATAGCACACCTGTACAAATCAATACACATCGTTGGGCATTAATTCAATGTTGGGAGCCAGATGTGGTGGTAGGCGATCCCACAGCCAATGTAAACTATACTGCTCTAACAATAGGAGCATAAAATGGGATACACTGTCAACATATATGAAACCACTAATGGGGTTAATGTCAGCGCAAGTGGAACAAATGTAAATATCACCACTAGCACTAATCCTATTACTATCAGTTATAATGCCCTTGAACTGGATGGTGTTAATATAACCAATGCCAATGTAAATGCATCGGGCAATTTAATATTAACTCTAAGTAATAGTGCAGTGATCAACGCAGGTCGCGTAACAGGAAACACCGGCGCTACAGGTGCTACAGGCGCAAATGGTGCTACAGGATCCAATGGTATTAGTGTGACTAACAGTAATATCAATGCCAGCGGCAATTTGATCTTTACCTATAGCAATTCTGCCACAACAAACGCAGGTAATATTAGATATATTATCAGTCAAGAAGTCAGCAATGTGGCCAATGCAGGTGTAACCAGTATTAATGGATTGACTGGCGTAGTTACATTGACCACTGCCAATATTGCCGAATCTGGAAATCAATATTTTACCAATGCTAGAGCAAGAACTGCCATCACAGTGACTGGTGATGGCAGTTACGACAACGCAACTGGTCAAATTAACATAAACACATATGGCAACACCAACGTAGCGGCCTATTTGCCCACATACGCAGGTGCATTGACCGCTAGCAGTTTAACCACCACAGGAGCAGTTACAATTGGTGGTAATTTAACTGTTAATGGCAATATTACCACAATCAATGCCAACGTAATCACAGTAAATGATAAAAATATTGTTGTGGCCAATAATCAATCTACCAGCGCAGGCATCGATGGATCAGGTATCGACGCAGGCGGCGGAACACCTATAGCCACTTGGAGATATAATAATGCCACAACCAGTTGGCAAAGCAACATTGCAATTACTCCAGCAGCCAACGCCACAAGCAACATGGGTGGCACTTCGAATTATTGGAAAGATGTTTATGCTGCTAACATTAATGCAGTAACATTAACCGGCACTATCCAAACCGCCGCGCAAACCAATATTACAAGTCTAGGCACACTGTCTGGTTTAACTTTATCTGGCACTTTGAATGGAACCACATTACAAGCAGCCACGATAGGTAATCTAAATGCCCAATTTACAGGTAATGGTCGCAATTTGACCAGCCTAACAGGAGCCAACGTAAGCGGCACAGTGGCCAATGCCACTTATGCCACACAAGCAGCGCAGGCCAACAATGCCAACTTGGCCACAACTGCAACCTATGTGACTGGTTTAACCAGTGCTAACGTAACCACAGCATTGGGCTTTGTTCCTGCAGATAGTAACAGTGCCAGTAATTATGGCAATGCCAACGTAGCAGCCTATTTGCCAACCTACAGCGGTAATTTAAACAGTGTAACTGCTATCCCAGGTGCTGCTGTTACAGGCACAGTGGCCAACGCCAGTTATTCTTTACAATCTGGTCAAGCAAATAATGCCAATGCTGCTACAACAGCAACAACTGCAACCTACGTGACTGGTTTAACCAGCGCCAATGTAACCACAGCATTGGGCTTTGTTCCTGCAGATAGTAACAGTGCCAGTAATTATGGCAATGCTAACGTGGCCAGTTATCTACCTACCTATACTGGTAATATCGGCGCCAATATTGCCGGTTCATCTCCCTTTATAACAGCCACTGGTACAAATGCAAACGTGACAATTAATCCCAATGGCCTAGGTAGTCTAGTATTAAATGCCCCATTGATAGCATCCGGCAATGTAACTGCCAGTTACTTTATCGGCAATGGTTCATTATTGACCAACTTGCCAGTGCAGCCAGGCACTTATTCTAATGTAAATGTAGCAGCCTATTTGCCAACCTATACAGGCAACGTTGGTGCTGGCAACGTTGTTACAACTGGCGGGTCAGTTATCAACAGCAACGTTGCTACTGGTAACATAAACATTTCAGGCAGTGGTGTTGTATACACACCCACAGTGCAGGCTACCACTTCGGCTGGCGGCGCATTAAAGAATGCCACTGGCACCACACAAGCAGCCTGGGGCGCAGGCGGTGGAGACAACTTTACTATCAGCGTCAGCACCAATCTAACAGGAGCAAATGCTCAAGTGGATATCAGTCCCACTGGCACTGGACATGTTCATATCAAACCCACTGGCACAGGTAGCGTGGAAATAGCACCCACCAACGTGGGCAGCATGAACAACATGACCATTGGCAATGTGACACCACAAGCCGCAAACGTGACTGCCTTGGGTGCCAGCGGCAATGTAACTGCCAGTTACTTTATCGGCAATGGAAGTCAATTGACTGGTATTACTGCTATATCCAATTATAATGACACCAACGTGGCAGCCTATTTGCCCACGTATTCTGGCAACCTGGGTGGCACTTTGACCACTGCCGCACAAACCAATATCACAAGAGTGGGTAATTTGACCACAGCCAATGTGACAGGCAGTGTGTTGGCTTTTGGTAATGTTGGCAATCAATATTTTATTGGACACAGTATCAATAACACATTTGCCAATACTGCCACATACAGCGATGTAAAAATTGCCGGTTGGCAATACAGTAGTCCCACAGGCACCAACGTGGCCGCCGCAGCCATGTCCTTGACTGGTAATATTCAATTGACCAGAACCAACGACAACACCAATGCCCGTGTTCGACCCCTAGTAATCACTGGATTGTTTGATGCTAACGGTTTTAGTAGCAGTATAGGTATCAGTCCGTTCAGTAACAGTGGCAGTGACACCAACTTGGTAGTGGGTATCAGTCGCATGCCAGCCGTGGTTCAGCAATTTAACATAGTTAACAGTCAAGCAACCGCAGTTAATATCAGTTCTGCAGGCGGTATGGTTACCACTGCTGGTATTTCGGCTACCAATCAACGTGCCAACGTGAACTACATGGTAGGCCAAACTGTGGAAGTGGGTTTATTTGCCAATGATACAACCAGTAGAATCATCAACGCCACAGCCTATAGAGCAGATTTTGCCACTTTGACCAGCAACACTGCCAACGTGGGCAATCGTATTGCTTTCGAATGCGTTGACAGCACTGCCAACATCAAGATTGCTGGTAACATTGTTTCTACCACTGGCGCGGTTGTTGCTCCACGTGTGACTATACAAGGATTTACTGAAACATTAGTTGCACTAGGCAATACCTCTGGTACATTTGCACCCAATTTGGCCAATGGCACTATACAAACGTTGACCTTGACTGGTAACCTAACATTCGATGCATTTACTAGTCCTGTTACAGGTCAAAGTGGAACATTTGTTTTGACACAGGATGGCACTGGTAATCGAACATTATCTAGCACCATGAAATTTGCAGGTGGCTATAAAACATTAAGCAATAGCGCCGCGGCAATAGATCTAATGACTGTGTTCTATGATGGAACCAATTATTACGCAAGTTTAACCACAGGATATGCATAATGTTTAGTGCTAGAACGGGATTTCGTAGTAGATCACAACAGGTCACTGATTATAGAGTCTTTACCACTAGCGCTGATTGGACAGCACCTAGCAATCTAATCAGCGCCACCATGTTGTTGGTGGCCGGGGGTGGTGGTGGAGGCGGCAAATGGACTGATTCCTTTGGAGACGTCAACGGCGGCGGGGGTGGCGCTGGCGGTGCATTTGTTAATACTAGTATTACATCTAATATCACCCCAGGTAACACCTATACTATTACTATAGGAACAGGTGGCACTGCCAATACCGGCAATGATGGCAGCATGGGTGGTAATAGCAGTGCATTTGGTTATACTGCCGTCGGCGGCGGTTATGGATCCGACGGTTATGGTGGCAATGGTGGATCCGGTGGTGGGGGACGTAGTGGGGGCGGATCAGGCACTGCTGGTCAAGGAAAAAATGGAGCAGGCGTTGCCATAACCGGCGGTGGCGGCGGTGGCTTCCTAGCGAATTCAGGTTCTACATTTGGTGGTAGTGGATTTGAGCCTGTAAATTATGGGTTTCCTAACACATTAATCACTGGTGCAGGATTCGCAACCTCGGATTGTGCATTTGGTGGCGATGCATATGGTGGCAGTGCATATGGTGGCGCCGGATCGGGTGGTAGAGGCGCAAGACCGGACAACAGCACCGCGGCCACAGCCGGAAAAAATGGTATTTGTATTATAAAGTATACTGTGAGCAATTGATCATGTCCTACGAAGAAAATATTATAGAAACATTGCCCAATGAAGCGCAAGATTTGGCATTGCATGTAGCATTATGTGAACAGAGATATCGTCAATTGATGAATAAAGTGGATCACATAGAACAAAAAGTAGATGCTTTGGTTGCATCTACAACAGAATTAAAAACATCAATAGACAATTATCAAAAAGAAACATTAAAACAATACATGACTTGGGGATCCATAATTATTGGTTTTTTAACCAGTGCCTTGGGCACCATGATTTTAAAATTTTTATTATAAGGTGATCATATGAGAACATTACCCACACGTGGCAGCAGAACACGTAAAAATCGCAACAAACCACCAAGGAAATAACATGCCCGTACACAAAGCAACTGGGCCACGTGGAGGCCCGGGATGGCAATGGGGAAATTCAGGCCGTGTGTACCCTACAAAAAAAGCAGCAATGGCCCAGGCCCAGGCCGCTTATGCTAGTGGTTACAAAAAACCGAAAACTGTGACCAAACAAAAATAATAATATACATATGGCATGTATGTGAAGAAAATTATACCTGCACCTGTGCCAGAATTTATTCGAGATCGTGTGGGCCGAATATATAAAATTTCAGATCTTTTGGCAAAATGTTCCGCTGTAACCACTATCAATTTGAGGAAAGTGCCACACAACAGCAAACATGATTTCAAACAGTTGGAATGGTTATCTAAAAGCACTTTGGATGATATACGCAAAAAATATCCCCATAAAACAAGACTTCAATGTTATAATATGCAGATCTATGCAACCAAAAGATTGAAAAAATTAAAATAACAAACAATATCCAAATAATTTGACTTGTGCATAAATTATAAATATAATGTATATGCAGTATTATTATAGGAGGATATTATGTTAACTGTAAATTCGCGCGGTATAAGAGAAATTACTCTTACACCAAAAATCACCATGGCCCGCACACAATATTATGATATGAGCAACGAGGACAGTGCTTATATCTATGAATGGCTAATCAAATTTCTAGCCGATGCAACTGAATTGGCCACACACGATGCTGGTCTCAAGAAAGAATGGTTTGCAACACATGCCAAACAATGGCCACGTGGTCGAAAAGGCGCCAATAGTCTAGCCAGCACCGTGGCAGGTATTGTTGCACACAAGATGCACAATCCATCACACAATATCAGTGAACCTTTGTTACAATCCATTGAAACAATTTTTGATTTGATACATGACCTCTATGAACAATTACCCAATTCTCCTCAAACTGTCAGGTTTAAAATTAGTTTTATTGTATATGAATGATATTATTTTTGAGCAGACATGGGATCGCATGGATCATGATCCGGAAACCGAAATGCAATTTTGGCAAACGTTCGAGCAAACCCAATATCTAGACCACATGCATGTGACCTATACACGCAGTGTCTCTAGCCAAATCGACAGGGAAATTGTACAGGTATCTAGAACATATACCATGAGCGATAATGAAAAAATTTTGTTCTTATTGAAATTCCCCAACTGTGCTAGATATCATTTTTTTGATGACACAGATGAATAACCATGAAATAGTAGAATGGTTCAACCGGACCTATAATGCAAGGATTGATGCCAACAGTCAGATTCGTCGAGTGGTTAGACTGGATCATACCATATATGGTGATAATTCAGATCCACAGATTCACAGTGGTCCGGTACAACATGAACAATTGCAATGTGTCAGTGTGAGTTTACCAGCCGAAGATTTGGGTCGAATTATCGGTCGCATGTGGATATACGAAGGTCGAGAAGACAATCCGGCCATCCAGGATGCACTCAATCAATTGAGAACCATTGTGGCATTATTAGACAGGAGCAACCATGCCTAGAAAATTTTTACCAGACCATGTTAAATATCCCGACGAATATGGCAACATTAGATTGAATTTGGCCAAACTGCAAGTGAAATTGGATCGCTGTGTGTGGGATGCCAATGGCTGCTTGATTTGGAATCAAGCACGACATCCACAAGGGTATGGCATGTTCAGTATCTACAACAAAAATACCAAAAAAAGAGGCATGGCCACAGTGCATCGTATTTTACTCAAAGTCAAAACCCACAGTGATCTAGCAGGTCTAGATGCAGTACACACTTGCGGCAATGAACGTTGCGTAAATATCGATCATCTATTTGTGGGAGATCATCATGATGTTTTTCAAGGCCAGCGAGATAGGGGAACCAATCGACTTTTTCGTCCGGTAGGCACTAGATTCGATCGCCCCTATAATAAAAAATATCGATATGAGATTCAAAATATATTGGATCTATACCATGGTGTGATCACTGCAGAACAATTTGCACAAAAAGAAAACATATCACGCAACCGCACTATCAAATTGGCCAGCGATCTTAGATCGGGCCGCAGTTATCGATGGGTCAAGACCTACAAACTAAATAATCAAGCAGGAGATATTGAATCCACCTGATAATACTGCCGAAAAACACAGGAACTTCTGCTTGTCCCAATACCCCCAGCAATGGGGGTATTTTTTTGACTTTGCAGTCTGGTGCGTTTATAATATCCCTATGACTAAAAAAACTTCTACCACTACTGAGATCAATCCCCAATGTTTGGCTGACGTCCGACAACTATATCATGAGTTTACTGGCTCGCAAATAGCACAGTGTATTGGCGTCATAAGGGCTGAGATAGAGGCCATGAAAGAACAGGCAGAAATAGAACAGCAAATCGCCGATTTGACTGCTCGATTGCAACAAAAACAGTGAATACATGCGTGAAAATGCATGAAAATATCGGGGGTATACCTGTTACACCAGAGCACGCCCCCCTCATGAATAACAAGTCAAATTGACAGCGTCACGTGAGGCCCGGGGGGATTTTTTTTTCCAATCAGGTTGCAAATGCTGTGGCCCAGTGTATAATGCTAAATAACAAGTACAGGTTTTAAAAGATGTTACGCAATGTAACCCTCTGATTGTGACCAGGAGCGCTGATTTGGCGTGTGCGATAAATCCAAATCATCCTATTACAATCGAGAGGAACCATATGAACTACACCACACAAGAAATCATGGCCCACGTCGTGGCCACAAGAACTGAATCAACCCATGAAAACACAGTCAAGGCGCGAGAACTAACATCTCGCGAAAACCCCGAAAAACCCTGGGGGGCGCGAGAAGTATATAAAGATAAAAATATAAAAATAAACAAAGATATTTCTCGCGCAGAGCATCTGAGCGAAGAAACGGAGAGAATTTTGCCTTCGGCACCTATTGGCCAGACTTCGTCAGAAACAGCCAGCCCAGAGGGCTTGGGAGAAAGCCACAAGGCACAAGGGTTAGTTGTAGACCCCGCGCAAACTAGTTCTCGCGCCTACACGGGCATAGCAGCCTATCACGTGAAAACTGCACGTGGCGTCAAAATCAAATTAACTGTGCAGACGGCCCAGGATAGCCACATGGGTGCAGTGGTAGAACTCACAGCCGAATTGAAACATCGCAAACGTTTTAGGGAGATAAAATCCTATGAAGGCGATAATCCCCAATTTCAACAGTTTGTAGAGTCAGCACGAGAACACTATCGACAGGAATCTGACGACTATTGGATGGGCCGTGTGCATAGATCCGGCACTAGAAGTGCGTGGTTTGCAGATGTTTTGGTCATTGCATATGGCACGCAAAAGCATATTGATTGGCTGCAGATATGGTTTGACGAAGACAACTACACTGTGATCATGAATCATGAATTATCTGCCAATCAAGCCCAATGGTATCACACCGGTGGTCGCCATGGCAATCTAGTGCGCCGCAGACAGGTGCCCAGCATGGCCACAGCAGAAAGAACTTTGTTCACTTGAAACCGCCACTCAGCCTTAGGGTTTTTGAATTGAAAGGTCCCACTTGGACCTGCACTAGAGAATTCCGACAGATCACGCCGGCTCCACCGACTGAGTTTAGGCCAGATCTGTTGGTGCCCATATCTAAGCCCGTGGGATCCTGTAATAAATATCATACTGACAGCAGCCATGCTGACTGTCAGGCGAGGTAAAATATGACCGATAAAACATTAGAAGAACAAGATCTAGAACTAGTAGATAGCCAAGAACCTCTGCAAGAGATCGAACACAAATGGGAATACGCACAAAGACAACAACGCAAATGGGGCACAGTGACCCGCGAGGGCTTGATTGTGGGCCGAGGCCAGCGACGCCGCATAGTACCACCCGATGAAGTGTATCGATTGGGTGCATTGGGCTGCACAGATAGAGAAATTGCCACGTGGTTTGGCATCGATGAACAGACTCTGCGTTATAATTTTAAGGAATACCTAGCAAAAGCCCGCGAAGACATTAAGCAACGTCTACGTCAGGCCATGCTGAAAAATGCCCTAGGTGGCAATGCAGTCATGCAGATATTCTTGGCCAAGAATCTGCTGGGCATGAGCGATAATCCTCAATCCTCGGACTCGGATCGCATATTGCCTTGGACTGATTGATGCCATTAAATGCAGGACAGCAGGCAGTGGGCTCGAGCCTGGCTAGATTTAGAGTAGTTATTGCAGGTCGCCGTTGGGGCAAAACCTATCTCAGTATTCGAGAACTGGCCAGAGCAGCACGTGAACCCAACAAGAGATGTTTCTACGTGGCGCCAACCTATCGACAGGCCAAACAGATTGTATGGGATCCACTAAAACATCGACTGCAAGATCTCAATTGGATCCATGCAGTTAACGAAAGTGATCTCACTATTCGATTAAAAAATAATAGTCGCATCAGTCTACGTGGAGCAGACAATCCAGATAGTCTGCGTGGAGTGGGCTTGGACATGATAGTAATGGATGAATTCGCCATGATCGACAGTCGTTCATGGACAGAAGTCTTGCGTCCAACATTGAGTGATAGACAGGGTCGTGCCATGTTTATCAGCACTCCCATGGGACAGGGCAATTGGGCATATGATCTCTATCAAAAAGGTCTAGACAGCACAGAACATCAATGGGAAAGTTTTCATTATACTACTATTCAAGGCGGCAACGTGCCCCAAGAAGAAATAGATGCAGCAAGACGAGATCTAGATGCTAGAACTTTTCGCCAAGAATACGAAGCCAGTTGGGAACAGTATGCCAATAGAATCTATTATGCATTCGATCGCCAACACAACATGCAAGCATATGCTCATGAACAGCCACACACTGTGTATATAGGCATGGACTTTAACATTGATCCCATGAGCGCGGTAATTTTTGCACAACAAGGAAACACAATACATGCAATCGACGAAATCGAAATCTACAGCAGTAATACTGATGAAATGGTGCGAGAGATCAAAACGAGATATGCAGGCACCAAAATATTTGTGTATCCAGACCCAGCAGCAAGGCAAAGAAAAACTTCGGCGGCCAGCGGCGTTACTGACCTCACCATCCTCAGCAATGCAGGATTCATTGTGAAAGCACCCTCGGCGCACAACCCCATCAGAGACGGAATAAATTCGGTAAATAGTATGTTGTGCAATAGCCTAGGAGAGCGACGGTTTTTTGTGGATCCCAAATGCAAAAAAGTCATCCAAGCCATGGAGAAATTCTCATACAAAGAAGGCACAAGCCAACCAGACAAGGACTCAGGATTTGACCATATGGCAGACGCGATAAGATATTATATCGATTATGTTTTTCCGGTGCGTCGCCAAGTTGATGAACAACCCCCGCAACGTTGGGGACATAGAGTAGGATAATACAATGAGCGTAATACAAACAATAGAACAACAAATTGCACAAGTGACACGAGGTAACACTGTGTACACAGACTACAGTGCCCAATGGAAATACCTGTTGGCCAGTTACCTAGGCGGAAAAGAATACCGCTTGGGTAACTATCTAACTAGATATATCTTGGAAACACCACAAGAATATCAAAGTCGATTATTGAGCACACCCTTGGACAATCATTGCGCCAGCGTGATATCAGTGTACACCAGTTTCTTGTTCAGACAGCAGCCCCAGCGCGAATTCGGCAGCATTGAAGTCATGCCAGAACTGCAGCAGTTCATGGAAGATGCAGACTTCGATGGTCGCAATCTAGATGCATTCATGAAAGAAGTGGCCATATGGATGAATGTGTTTGGACACACTTGGATCATCGTGGCCAAGCCAAACATTGCCGCTGAAACAAGAGCAGAAGAAATGGCTGCTGGCATTCGCCCTTATCTCAGTTTGATTACACCATTAATGGTTTTAGACTGGACTTATAGCAGAGACATTAATGGTAGACTCAAGTTGAGTTACCTACGTTATCTAGAAGAAATCAATGACAGTGTCAGCACCGTTAAAGAATGGCGACCAGAAACTGTTCGCACTGTGCAAGTGGACATTAAAAATACGCTGATTAAATTTGACATCGTGGAACCTAACCAATTGGGATATATTCCTGCTGTGTGTGCCTATGCTCGTCGCAGCACAGTGCGCGGTATTGGTATCAGTGCCATAGCCGACATTGCAGATGCACAGCGTTTTATCTACAACAACACCAGCGAAGTAGAACAAAGCATTAGATTAGACAGCCATCCCAGTTTGGTTAAAACACCAGAAACGCAGGCAGGCAGTGGTGCAGGCAGCATTATTCACATGCCCGACAATTTGGATCCTGGCTTGAGACCCTTCTTGTTGGAATACAGCGGAGCCAGTGTGGATGCCATATACAAAAGTATCGATCAAACCACACAGGCCATTGACCGCATGGCCAACACCGGAGCAGTTCGCGCCACAGAGTCACGCACAATGAGTGGTGTGGCCATGGAAACAGAATTCCAATTGTTGAATGCACGCCTAAGCGAAATGGCTGACAATTTAGAATTGGCAGAAGAACAAATGTGGCAGATCTGGGCCAACTACCAAGGCACCACGTGGGACGGTGAAATAGACTATCCTGGCAGTTTTAATATTCGCGACACAGGCAAAGAGATCGAACAACTACGTGTTGCTAGAGACACTGCCACAGATCCTGTGGTGTTGCGCAAGATCGATGAACACATATTGGATTGGATGGATGAAGAATATGAAGATCTGCCATTCATTGATCCTAATCCACAAGTGGGTCGCACCTATCCAGATGGTGAAGAGATCAATGCCAACTTGCCAGCAGCATATCAACTGGCCATCAACCCAGAAGTGCCTACAGGTCAGAACTGTGGCAACTGCGAATACTACAAGCCCGGCGAACTGTATTGCACCAAATTTGATGCACCAGTTCGTGCCATCTACTGGTGTGCCAAGTGGGAACCCTACGACGAAACCAGCGTGATGACACTGCAAGTCATGACTCAAGTGCAAGACCTACTCATGACTGGCATGAGCAACCAGGACATCATGGCCACATATCCAGGCCTGACTGTGGAAGATATTGCACAAGCAGCGGCCAGTGCAGTTAGGACCAACCAATAAGCATGGCCGAAACGTATCGTCCCACTGAAGAAATGGCCCGTGCTGCTAGGCAAGGTCTACGCCTAAGAGCCCAGATGGCACCCAGTCAGCAGGGTGGCACCCGGGTGGGATTGGCCCGTGCTAGGCAATTCCGGAATAGACAACCAGTGAGTATCGACGTGGTAAAAAGAACTTATAGTTTTCTTAGCCGTGCCGCTGTGTATTACCGCAAGGGCACAGACAGCCCGGGTACACAGGCTTATCTATTATGGGGTGGGCCTGCAGGTTTAGCATGGTCGCGCAAAATTTTAAACAGCCTAAAGACAAAAAATGCCAGCACATGAAATGCTGCAACATACCTCGAATCTCGAAAATAATTGAACTAAATATTATATTACTCATAGGAGGCAGTGCAAACGATGAGCACACAAACAACATCGGCTAACGCAGAGGTGACTGACACCACTGACCAAACAAATAATCAGGAAAGAGTTTACTCGCAAAAAGAAGTAGATGACATGATGGCCAAGATGAAATCATCTGTGACCAAAAAGGCATTGAAACCTTATGAAGAACTTGGTGACCCTGATCAGTTGCGAGAAATTGTAACCACATATCAGCGAACTCAACAAGAACAACAGTTAAAGCGTGGAGAATTCGACAAGATAATGCAGGACCTAGCATCCAAAAAAGATGCGGAAATCCAAAAACGTGATGTATTAATTAAGGAGTTCAAGATAGATACACCTTTAGTCACTGCTGCTGCAAAATTTCGCAGCGTTAACCCTGAACAGGTTAAGTCATTGCTAAAGACCAATCTACGCTTGAACAACGAAGGCGAAGTAGAAGTGTTAGACTCAAAGGGCTCTGTGAGATATAATGACAAGGGTATTCCTCTTGTTGTAGACGATCTTGTTCGAGAGTTTCTGGATTCGAATCCACATTTCGTACAGCCTACGCCTGCCACCACAGCAACTCGTAGTAGTTACTCGGGCAACAATGGTGGCACACTTGATCTCTCGCAATTGGATATGAAAAATCCTGCCCATAGAAAAATGTATCGAGAAGCAAATCAAACTTCTCGCAAATAATAAGCCAATATCTAAGGAGATTTTAACATGGCCGGTGAAAATACCACAACCCTAAACAGTGCATTATTTGCACCTTTAGTAACTGCTGCTCAATTTGCAGCATATGAAAACAGTGTTGCTCGTCAAATCGTATCAGTATTCGACGCCCCAGACAACACAGGTAAAGTGTTACAAGTTCCAGTATGGAGCGCAATCACTGCACAGAACATCACTGATGAATCTGCTGCTACTGCTGCTAACACTGCAACCACAAGCAAAACAATTACTCTAAGCGAGCACGTAGTTTATTCTCGTATCACTGACATGTTACGTGACAGTGCTTACAACGATGTAATGGCTCAATTGGGTGAGCAATCAGGTCGCGCCATCGCCGAAAGCATGGATACTCAAGTATTCACCTTGTTTGACGAAGCAGCAATTACACAAACAGTTGGAACTGCCAACAGTGCTGTTACTGCTGACAACATCCTTGCCGCTGTTGCCACACTGCGTTCTAACAAGTTGACAGGTCCTTTCTATGCAGTTCTTGCTCCCAAGCAAGCATATCGCATCAAGAAAGAATTGGCCAACGTGGGTGGTGTTGCAATGAGCAACGTGGGTAACGAAGTATTGACTAACGGTTTCGTTGCGCAATTGGACGGTTGCACAGTGATCGAATCCAGTTTGGTTCCAACAAGTGGTAACAATGCATATGGTTGCGTATTTGCTAGATCTGCATTCGGCCATGGCATGCGTGGTTCCATCAGCATGGAAGAACAACGTCAAGCAGCCGCTCGTGCTACAGATTTGGTTCTTACTGCTGTTGCTGGTGCTGCTATTCTACAAGCAACACATGCTGTGCAGGTTATTGGTTTGAATACAATAGGCTAAGGAATAGATCATGGCCTTCTTATATTCAGGTTCAACAGTTATTAGTTTCGCCGAGTACATGGATGTGCAAGATCGAGACCAACGATTATTTGAAGCGAATGAAGGCCTTACCGAAGATGTTGTGGAAACATTGTTAGTTCGCAGCACCGAACGTATTTTAAGTCTGTTAAGAGGCACAGATTGGTGGATTGATTATTACATCACACGTAGTACAAATACAACCTTTCAATCTGCGGCCGATGTGCCAGCGCTGGATCCCGACAAGATCATTGAACGTCGTAATGACTTTACTGATCTTTGTGTGTATTACACACTGTTTAATTATATTTTGCCCAAGATTGCTAACTTTGGCGCAGAAGATGATGCAGAGCGTAAAAAGATGGGATACTATCAAGAGAAATATAATTTTCTTTTTGCCGAGTTAATCGGCGCAGGCGACTGGTATGACTTTAGCGGAACCGGTGTTGTGACCAGCGACGAAAAACAGCCTGGTGTTTATAATTTAAGAAGAATCCGATGAGACAAGATATTATAACCTATCTATCTGCACAAAACCTTGGCACATTCAAGGTTGCATTGGAATTACCATTTACCAGCAATGGTGAATCTTTGTATATTAAAAACGCCAAAAGAATCTACGTAGATACAGATGTTGTCACGCAAGACACTGTGATTGCTACGCTAGATGGACAAACTTTCGAAAATGAAACTACAACAGTTCGAGCCTATTTCGCAACAGATGCTAAGAATTTGCCGTCGAATTATGATAGTCTAGTAAGTCTAGTTCAAGCAGGTCGTAATGTCAGCACCATTACTGGTGTGCATACACGTATTTGCAATGTGAATAAAACATATGAACAAGATCTATTGGTAACAGAATTTGAGTTCGAATTTACCAAATTAATTTAAAGGAAAAATCATGAGTTATATTAACCCAGCACCAGGCACCACAAGCCAGATCGTATTAAAGATCCTGGCCGGTAATGCCCTAGGTAATGTAACAATCACTAGTGCCAATATCACTGTTCCCGCATTGCAAGATGTAACAGTGAATAACAGTAATGATGTGTTTACATGGAGCCAATTGGATTCTACTGCCAAGCAGCAGATCGCCACAACCAGCACCAACAGTTTAGCAATGAACTTGGTCGTTGATCCAACTACATTCTTTGGATCTAACGTTACTGCTGCACAAAGCGATACAACTTCTGCTCAAGGCATTATGGGTCTAAGTCGTAACAAGACATTGGTGACTTTTAGTCTTAAAATGCAAGAGTCTAGTACAGACTACTTCTTAAAAGGCCAAGGTTACATCACTGGTCTTGCACCAACAGTATCTGCAGACAGCCCTGTATGGGTAACACCTGCAACAATTACCGTAACCGGTGATTATACTGTATCAACTACAGAATAACAATTTGTTATGCATGGTGTATCAAGCACAGCATGACAGTTGTTATGCATGGGATAAGGGGGCTTTATGCCCCTTTATTTTTCTATAAATACTTGGGAGATAGATTAATGGATATTCTAGATAAAAAGACCTCGAAAGAAATATTGGCTGCTCTGTTGCCAGAGATTGCCAAGGCATCGCATGAATTAAAATGCGCCAGAAATGATTTAGCCAAGGCCACAAATCGCATCAACTTTATGTTGGTGTTGGCTAATCGATTGATTGAAAGACAGGAGATTGAACAATGAAATTATCACAACTTGCAGCAAAACCCACTCTAATTAAGATCATATTGGATGACGAAGACACGATCCAAGCATTCGGTGAACCACTGGATTTCTACGTGCATGATCGTCAACCAGTTGAAGTGTTTGTAAAATTGGCCAGCCTTACCTCAGGCCAATTTCATGAAATTGTGCATGTTGTCAATGATCTTATTCTAGATGAAAATGGAAATAAGATTATTACAGATGGAAACGTATTACCACAAAAACTTTATGTTCGCGTGGTGGAGCGTGTGGTTACACAACTGGGAAAATAACCGACGCCACCATATTGCCCGATGCCAATGACATGAATATATGTCTAGTACTAGATCAAATGGCACAGCGATATGGTTGTTTACCCAGTAAGATCATGGCGGAGGGAGACATTATTGATATGGGTATCATGATTAAAAGCATCGCATGGCATAATGAGGTTGCAGAAAGACAGCAAAAAGGCCATCGCATGCCTCGAATTACTCAATACAGCGAAAGTCAATTGCTAGATATGATTGCCCAGGCAAGGAAATAAATGATTACAGTAGACATATCGGACGCACTTAAAAATCTTAAAGATATCGAACAGGTGCAAGATCGCATCATCGATGAATCTTATCAATATTTCCATGATATAACTCCCGTGCGATCCGGCAATGCACGTCGCCATACAGATCTCAAAGGCACCAGTATTGTTGCAGACTACGCCTATGCAGAAAGGCTAGATCGCGGTTATAGTAGACAAGCACCATTTGGTATGACTAAGCCCACGCAAGTTAAAATACAACAATTAATTAAGAAATATCTAGGAAAATAATATGGCCAGTATTAAAACAGTATTAGAAATCGACAACAGCAAATATATTGCTGGTTTAAAACAGGCCGCAGATGCTACTAAATCATTCGGCCGAGATCTAGGCACACAAAGTACCAATATAATCGGTGCATTCGGCGCCATGGGATTGAGTGCAGGTGCACTTGGCGCTGTTCTAACAGGATTATCTGTCAGCACTGCGCATTTTGCAGATCAGATCACCGATTTGGCCACTGCGCATCAGACCACCATAGGCGAAGTATTGGCATTAAGCAAGGCCCTTGCACAGAACGGTGGCAGTGCAGATCAAACAGGTCGCATGATGCAGACTTTGGCCAATAATATGGATGCTGTCAACAATGGCAATTTAAAATTATATAATACTTTTGCCAACCTAGGAGTCAGCATGAATGACCTAGGCTCACTGAGTGAATCACAAATACGCAATAAATTGATTGCTGGTATTGCAGCAATTCAGGATCCTGCTACTCGTGCGGCCAAGGCAGTAGAAATATTTGGCAAGGCGGCTGTGGGAGTGGATTTTACCAATCTAGCAGCCAGCATTGCAGCCAACAATGTCAAATACGCAGAACATGATGCGGCAGTTCGCAGTGCTGCCCAAGCATATGACAGTATTCAAAGTGCTTTGACTGACATTAAAATTGCATTTGCCGAAGCATTTAAACCATTTTTTGATGTAATAGGTCGTCTCAAGATCGATATCGATGGTGCCGCCGCAGGATTTAAAGTATTAGCAATAGGCATAGCCGCAGTGACCAGTGCCGCCGCAATCGCTGGTGCCTATAAACTGGTAACAGCATTTCAAGCATTAAAATTAGCAGTAGTAACCAACCCAATTGGCGCTGTTGCCACAGTATTATTAACTGCTGGTGCAGCCTTTGGTATATTGTCAACTAAAACAGACGAAGCCACTGCAGCCACAGAAAATAACACCGACGCCGCGCAAAAAAATATTGAAATCAAAAGAGATCAAGCAGAGTTGGGCATTGCATTACAAAAAGAAGTGGAAGGTCTGCAGAAGATTACTAGTGCTTATGTAAAACAGAATGAAACTATACAGAAGAAACTGAATCTCGAATTGGCCAGTCTGGGTCAAACAGAAGAACAAAAACGTATTAGTCAACAGGTGGCTGATATTGAAACCAGTCGTGAAAAGTCACTGTTAGATCTCAAGAATCAATATAACACATTGGATGCTGATGGTCGAGCAAGAACATCAAGTGAATATCAAAAACAACAAGAAATCATAAAACAAAATGCTGATATAGAAATCAATGCAGCAACACAACAAATTCGATTGATTGAACAAAGACGTCGAGCATATGAAGATATTGTGGGCGGATTGAAAATCTTTAGTGAAGCAGAAGTTAAATTGTTCAAGAGTCTGCAGGATCGTGTGCCTGTGGGTGCAAGGCAACAGATTGCGCAAGAAGAATTAGTCAATGCGGCGATCGAAAAACGTCGAATATTGATCGATGAAATTAACAAACAAAAACTAAGCCCACAACTAGGCAGCATGGCCGATTCAGTGCTAGAACCTAGTATCGAAGCAGCCAGGAAGAGTTTTCAAGATACTGTTAATCAATTGAGACAAATGAATCGAGGAGAATTACAACCTCAAATTGTTGCTCTTATTAGTGCAACACAAAAACAATTGGAAGCAACAGATACCGCGGCCCAGGCATTGATACGTATTAGACAACAAGTGCTAGATACACAACGTACATTCAGTTATGGCTGGGAAAAGGCCTATACTGATTATTTGGATCAAACTAGAAATTTTGCATCCACTGCTTCTACATTGTTTAATAAATTTACTACAGGGCTAGAAGATGCATTTGTAAAATTTGCCAAAACAGGCAAATTGACATTCAAGGATCTAGTCAACACCATGGTAGAAGAATTGTTAAGAGCACAAATTCGACAATTGATTGCCAACATGTTCCCCACAGGGGGAGGTGGGGGAGGTGGCCTGGCTGGTATCTTGGGTGGCCTTATAGGCGGCGGATCTAGATCTCAACCGCAACAAAATTCAGGTGGTGGCATTCTAGATAGCCTATTCAATGGTGTAAAAAGTATATTTGGTTTTGCCAATGGCGGTTATCCACCCATGGGACAACCATATATAGTAGGTGAAAACGGGCCTGAATTGCGTGTGGACAGCACAGCAGGACAAATTATACCATTAAATGGGCTAGGCACCAATGTGACTTATAATATCAATGCTGTGGATGCAGCCAGTTTTCAAGCGTTAGTGGCGCGAGATCCCGGTTTTATCTATGCAGTCTCAGAACAAGGCCGTCGTAGCCTACCAGGAACAAGAAGGTAATATCTATGCCAAATAGCACAGCATATCAATACATATTCGACAACGCAGAAACTATATCCATAGATCGTCGCGCAGTCACAGCACAAACTATCAGTCGAGACAATACTGTAAGAACAGTTAGCCGGGGTGGTCAAGTTTGGCGTTTTACTGTTAAACTGCCAGATGGTATCAGTTGGAGAACACTGCGTCCTTATATCGAAGCAATCGATAACGCAGACAGATACACACGAGCCAACGTGCAATTAAATAATACCGGTTATACCACTTGGCTCAGTGCTTATCAAGGCCAATCCAGCAACACCTCAGCATGGACTGCCAATGTAACACAAGGTAACACCAGTATGACATTGACCAATGTTAGTGGTTTATCCAGCAGTCAATATACATTTAAAGCCGGTGACTTTGTTCAATTGGGCACATCAGGCAACGTGTACAGCGTGGTGCAGAATGTAGTATACCCTACAACAACTGTTCAATTGAATCGTGCAGTGATCGACACAACCGGATCCAAGACTTTGGTTATAGGACCCAATGTGATATGGCAAGTGTATTGCACACAATTGCCAGCATGGACTATATTTGCAAGAGATCAGGTCAGTTGGGACGGAGAATTTGTATTCTATGAGGCTCTAACATGAGTTTGACCTTTACCACCACTGTTCCCAGTAGCCAATTGGATTTATCTGCATATGGCGCCATCGAAACTGGCCTGTTCTGCAGAATAGAATGTGCATATTATAAAACCAGTCCCAGTTCTAGCCCTACCAGTCAAACTCTATTGTTCAGCAATTACAATTTGCCAGTAACAATTAACGGTGACACTTATCAACCACTGGGTCAATTATTGGATGTTAGTGCTAGTAATAGTGAATTACGCAATAGCAGCAGTGGAATCACTTTGGCCATAAGTGGTATACCCAATGCCAGCATAGCACAGGTAGTTAATAGCCGTTTTAAAGGAAGTCCCATTACGGTATACCGTATATTTCTGGATCCTACCAATAGAAATAACATTGGTATTATGGGCCGCTTTCAGGGTCTTGTAAATAACTATGCGCTGGAAGAAGAATATGACAATGCAGCCAATCAAGCCACCAATAGAATAGTTTTTACCTGTAGCAGTGCAGTAGAAATTTTAAGTAATAAAATTAGCGGCCGGCGAACCAATCCTATCGATCAAAAACAATTATATCCCAGTGACCTAAGTATGGATAGAGTTAACACTTTGGCCAGTAGTAATTTCAATTTTGGTGCTGTTATAAACTAAGGAAGATTTATGGCAAGTTTTTTAGATGATATAGTGGGTTTTACCAAAGGTTTGTTTACCGGTGGCGGCATTGGCGGTGACCTTGCAAGAACTGCACTAATGGGTTATGCATTAAATCAAATTAACAGCAGTGTTACAAAAGAAAACACAGCAACAAACAGTACCGTTGCAACCAGTCCCGAAGTAGATAAAGGTGTTCGTCTACAGGTAACACCAGATGCCAATCACAAAATTCCTGTAGTATATGGAAGTGCTTACCTAGGAGGTATTATCACTGACGCAGAGATCAGCAATAACAATACCACTATGCACTATGTTGTAACTATTTGTGAAAAAACCGGCACCAAGATCAGTGATAATTTATCTAGCAGTTTTACCTTCGAAGATATCTATCTAGATGATCAGCGCTGCGTATTCAATAGCGATGGTTATACTGTAAATTACACAGTAGATAGAGACGGTAATCTAGATTACAGTGCAAATGGATTAATTCGAATTTATTGTTATAATGGCAACAGCAGCAGTCCGGTTGTGCCCGACAATTATACAAATCCTGCGTTGCAGCCTGCCTATGATATCATGCCCAGTTGGAATAGCAATTATACCATGAGCAATTTGATTTTTGTAATTGTAGAAGTAAATTACAGCAAAGAAAAAAATATTACTAGTATACCTACAGTTATTTTTCATATGAACAATAGCATGACCTTGCCAGGTGATTGCTTATATGATTATATGACCAATAGCCGCTATGGCGCCGGTATAGATCCAACGGAGATTTATTCACAATGAACAGTTTACAACAACTTAATGGGTTTGCTAATACCATTGTGGTATACCAAGATGAACGACCTTATAGCGGAACATTTGGTAATACTACCAATCAATCGGTGCAAGTGGGACAAGGTGGTTGGTTTATCGCCCCCACTGGTATACAAATATTGGATCTCGTAAGCGCCCCCAATTTGACCTACAGTGTAAATTTAAGTGCTGTGTATTCTGCAGCCAATATTGTGTTCACTTGGCCCACAGTGAGCGGCACCACAACCACTAGTGGCAACGGTATATATGCGGTTACCGGTATTAACACATTAGAAAAATGGGCATTGATTACTAGTCCCAACGTGAGCCTAGGTAATGTTTTGTTTCAAAGTAATTTTAGTTTTTCCAGCAATCTAGCAGATGGCGCCGGCAATTTATTTGTATGGAACACAGCAGCAACAATTAATCCTTTGACTAGTATAGTCACTAGTTATACCTACGCAGAAGATTTGGCCAGCAATTTAAGTTTAGCCATCACTGATAGCAATAACAGTCCATCCAACAGTTATACATTGGTATTTTCTCAAACTAGTCCCAGCGTGGGCAGCAATGCTGGCAGATTTATCAGCAATGGAGTATATGGTAATTACGGAGATAATTTAACCTTAACTGGCACCAAATCCAGTATTAATAACACTGTTGTGGCATATGATCCGCCTCCAGATTATACTTCTGCCATTACATTAAATTATGCTGCTACAAAATACATTGGTAACGTGGCAAATACCAGTGTTACCGGCGTGACCATTAATATGACCAATAGCACAAATCACAACGAATATTCGTCTACTGGTAATTTAGGATCCATTGTGATCAGAGAAGGTCGCAGTTATTTGAATGGTTTTGGTATTCTTGATCAAGAAGATTATCCAGGAGAACGCACCTATCAAATACAATTCCTAGTGGCCAATACACAAATAGGTAGAATATATTATAATGGCATATCATATGAAGGTAATTGCACAATTACCGGAACAAAAACTGCCATCAATGCAAATTTATCTAATACCAGCAGCACTTATGTATTGGCCAACAACAAAATAGGCAGCACCACAGTGACTTTTAATTTAACTAGAACCAGTCCGGGTCCTACAGTATTGGCCAGCAATGTCACAGCCAATCTAGCCACAGTGGCACCTACCTTGGGCAGTCAATGGCAAGATGGAAAATATATCGGCACAGTGAATAATAATTATTTGGTTTGTTACGACGCTAGATCCAGTGGATTATATCGATGGGTCGAAAGTTATGCACCTAATCCAGATGATTTCCCCACACTATTTCCAGGCAACAATGCAGTCAGCATGAGTAATGGTGTTCAAAATACCACTAATATAGTGGCTGCACAAGCAGGATATGGACCTGGAGGCACTAGTGCCAATTGGTATACGGCAGTGAATACAGCCGACAGTGAATGGTTTGGTTCTAGCGATTGGTATTTGCCTGCATACGATGAATTGTATTTGGCAGGACAGCAAGGTGCTTTAAGCACAGGTTATGCCTATTGGTCTAGCACAGTCAGTGCATATTCTCAATTGAATATATACGGAGTCTCACAAGATTCCACACTGGGCACTACACAATTTACCAATAGTTTTAGACTTGCTCGCACACGCGGTTATAATTATTATCTTGCGGTTATGCGTCGCTTACCAGTTTAAGGAAACACAATGACAGGATATACATCAGGCTACCTATATAGAATAAATGGTGTGATCAGCACTGATAAAACTGTATTACAAAATTTAGAAACATTGGCCAGCGCGGCCGGCAGTTTCTTAAGTTATGACATACATGACAGCAGATGGAGTGTGATCATCAATAGGGCCAATGTCAGCATTGCATCATTCGATGATAGCAATATTATAGGATCTATTAGTATCAGCAGTACAGGTCTTAGCGAATTATACAACAGTGTTAAATTGCAATTTCCACATATTGATTTGAAAGATAATCTAGATTATGTAACATTGACCATACCAGATGGAGATAGAAATACCAATGAACCAGACAATGAATTGAATCTACAATATGATATATTGAATGATCCAGTACAGGCTCAATATCTAGCATTCATCGAATTAAAACAAAATCGATTAGACACAGCGATCACTTTCAATACCGATTACAGTCATATGAATCTAAAAGCCGGAGATATCATAGATGTAACCAATGATATTTTGGGCTATGATGGTCAAACGTTTCGCATTATCAGCATCAGCGAAAGCGATGAATCTGATGGTTCCATTATTTTAACCGTTAGAGCATTGATATACGATGCCACAATATATGATACAACGGATCTCTACAGATATTTGCGCAGCGAAGTCACAGGTATTACAACGCAGGGCAATATTGGAATTCCGGGTTCGCCAACAATTAACAAATATGAAGTAAATAGTCGCCCACGTATATTGATAGAAAGCACCAGCCCCGTAGGCACAGTGACCGGCATGGAATTTTGGTATACCAGCAATGCCAACGTGGCCCTTGATCAAAATCGTCAATACACATTGCTGGGCACCACAGTGCCCACATTAGGTAATGTGTTTGCCTATGGCACGGAGGTGGAATTTGAATACGCAGGCACTTTGGCCAATAGTTTTTATGTTAAAACTAGGGGTATCAATAGTCAAACTGCAGGACCATTCAGCAATGCAGTGGCCACAAGTTATACACCAGTGCAGACCACAGATGCAGTTGGCGTGGCCACACAGGTCAAAGATAGTGGTGGCAACAATATTCTAAGCACATTGACACTGAGTGCATTGTTATCGTTATTAAATGGATTATTTCAAGGTAATACCACGGTGGGAACTCAATGGGGCAATGCATTAAGCACTAGTCAGGCGGGTGTAAGTAGTCTAACAGCAGGATCCGGCATATCATTAAGTGCTAGCACAGGTAGTGTAATTATTAGCGCACCAGGTAGCGGTGTTACCAGCATTATTGCCGGCAATGGTATTAGCATTAGCAGCAGCACAGGTAATGTAACTGTGAGTGCCAATGCCACTAGTGGTCTATGGCAAGGAGCAGCACGTTATGTTCAAAGCACTACACCATCGGGCTCATTGAATAATGGCGACGTTTGGTTTAAGATTCCTTGAAGATCGATCTATGCCCACAATTACTACTAACGATTTAAAGATTTGGAATGGCAGTGAATTTAATACACCTAGCCAAATACAAGTTTATAATGGATCAACGTTTGGTAACGTAAGCAATGTTTATGTTCGTAAAGACGGATCATGGGTTCAATCGTGGCCTGCGATTACTAGTAATGTGGTATTCAGTGCTTTTACTCCAGATTGGGTTTTTATTGGTCGCAATGGCACAGATGATGATATCTATTATGCCAAT